TCATTCTGACGCACGAGCCGGATGCGGTCGCGCTTCTTACCGATCGCTACCGCCAGCCCAAGATCTCGGCCCTGCTCGCTGCGTGGACGGCCGAGGTGCAGGCGCTCGAGCTGGCCTACTGGGACTTGCTCACCAAGCGCTCGCCCGCGACCGCCGAGGGCGCCGTGCTCGACCTGCTCGGCAAGATCGTCGGGCAGCCGCGCGAGGGGCGCACTGACGAGCAGTATCGGGTGTGGATTTCTGCGCGCGTCCTCGTCAATCAGAGCTCGGGGCTGTCGCGGCAACTCATCGCGCTCGCTGCGAAGCTCTGTCAGGTTCCGATTCGCATCGAGGACCACTATCCCGCAGCGTTCACGATCCACGCGATGGGGCCGGTGCTGGGCGCTGACGGCGTCGAGATTGCGCAGCTCATCGTCGAGGCCAAGGCGGCCGGCGTTCAAGCGTTCTTTCACTGGTACGACTCGACCACGTCGTTCCGGTTCTCGGTCAGCGGCGACTCGGTCTATGACAGCCCGCGCGGCTTCAACCGCGGGCGGCTCTCTGCGATCAGCGACGGTCGCGACATGGGGTACAACACAGAACCGCACCCTGTTGCCCCCGCCGGCAGCATCTTGGTGGTGCTCTAATGGAACTCAAGCTCGACCAATGGGCGACGACTCCGCCAGTCGGCTATCCAGGCACGGTCTCGCCGCCGCCAGGGAAGCGATCCGCGGGCTTCACGAATGGCGAAGAACCACCAGCCGGGTATTTCAATCACGCGTGGGACGCGCTCAGCGATACACAGAACGAGCTCGCGAACTTGATCACAGGCGCGGGGCTGACGCGCGTTGAGTCCGACCTATCTCAAGTGCTCAAGGCGGTGCAGAGGCTCATTGACCGCAGGGCCGAGATCCTAGCACTCACGCAGTGGACGGAGATCGGTAGCTGTCCGGCCCCAGTTCTGGGGTTTGCTTGCACGCCCGCCGGTGACGCAGTCGCGGTGTGCTCGGCGAATCCATCGATTCGATACGCGCAAGCGACCGACGTCTGGGCGTCGGTTACGGCCGGATCGAGTTACGCGGGGGTCTTCAATGACGTCTGCTGGTCTGATGCGCTTGGGCTGGTCGTTGTCGTGGGCACCGGCGGGGAGATTCAGACGGCGATCAATGCAGCCGGGTCCTACACCCGTCGTGCGACGGGTGGTTCAGATTTGTTGAGATGCGTTGCCGGCGCGAACGCTGTCGTCGCCATGAGTACAGATGGAGCCATCAAGAGCAGCACTAACGGGGTGACTTGGACCACGACCGCCACGTTGTCTGGTGGCGTCACAATGAGCGGACTCGCGTACTCACCCACGCTCAATCGCTTTTGTGCTGTCGGCAACGCCGCTGGTACCTATCCCATGTATGTAGGCGACCAGAGCGGCGCGAACTGGATCGCGGCAACAACCCCCATTCCACACACGGTGAATCCCCCGATGGGAGTCCTGTGGAGTGAAACCGCAAACTGTTTCCTTGCGTTCAACGTATCAGGCGCCGTTTATCGGTCGGTCGATGGCATGGTGTGGGTTGCAGCATGTCCTGGTCTCAATGTGAGTAGCGTCGATGCCGTCGTGCTTCCCCAGCACCTGGTAGTGATGAATATGGGTGCAGGTACAGCAACGGTTCCGCCAAGCGTAATGGATCTCCTGCGCCTCGATGAACTCAACGGCGCACCCTCCACTCGGCTGAAGCTGAATCTTCGGTTCTCGCCATCATTATCTGGCGATGCTTTCTCGCGAGTGATCCGCGTGCCAGTGGCAACAGCGCCGAACTACAAGTCACCGTTCGCGGGTCGACTGGTAGGCCTTTGCAGCAGCGGACGCATGCGCGTCTCGGGTTACGTGGGGTGAGACCGTGAGCGAACTCTATTACGACGATCCAGTCGCAAGCGCACTACCTCGGGTGATGACCATGGCCGAACTCTGCGACCAAAGCACATGACGCTCTACTACACAGATCCGGAACTCGGGACAGTGCCGCTCAAGTCGCGCACCCTCTCGGGCGAGCACATCGGCGCTCACGACACCACCGCGCTGCCCGGCACGGTCGAGGTCGACATCGGCCAAAGCAGGGGGTTCCTCGCGACGCTCGCCGGCGCGGTCACAGCCAACATCGTGAGCGTTGCGCTGCAGACAAGTGCCAACGTCATCGGCAAGCTCGCAGCGAATGCTGGCGTGAACATCGGCTCGGTCGAGTTCGTTGGCCCGGCGACTGGCACCGTCACCGCCGTGACGTCGAGCGCGACTGTTGTCACGTTGCTCGCTGCGAATACAGCGCGCGTCGGTGCGCTCGTCGTGAACAACAGCACAGCGACGCTGTACCTCAAGCTCGGGTCAGCAGCGTCACTCACCAGCTGGTCGGTGCAGCTCGACCCAGGCGCGTACTGGGAGATGCCGCGACGGTACTACACGGGGATCATCACCGGCATCTGGTCGGCGGTGAACGGCGACGCGAAGGTGACCGAGGCGGCTTGATGGAGAAGGACGCGTGATCCGTGCCTCTCAGTAATCCAATCATAAGCAGAGTGGCCCCGGTCAAGGTCGGCGGCAGTGCTAACGCAGGTGCGGGGCGACTCGCGAGCGCGTTCGATCACGTGCACCCGCTGACCGAGACGAGCGGCCCGGACGACTTGGGCATGGGCTCGATCATCTCGACCGAAGTCGTGCGGCGTATCGGTAGTCTGCTCGTCGGGCAGCAGTTCGACGTCGGCCGCCAAGCGGGCGGGCAAGGGTCGACGTCCACCACCATGACCGATATCGGCCTCCCGTTCGTGTGGAATATCCGGCGCACAGGCGGTCACGTGTTTGTGGCGCTGCTCTCCTATAGCACCGCCGCAACCACGACCGGACTGCGTCTGAATGCGAACTTTACTGGTACTTTCAGCACGAACGGGATTCGCATCTTCGGAGCTACTGGCCCCGCTGCACTCGTCGCAGCCAATGCTACATGGGGCACTCCCCTTGGTTCCGCTGCCGTGGGTCCAGGAGGCACGTCCACCCCGATGCTCGTGTACGGCTCCGCAAACATTACGGCTATCGGAACTCTATCTCTCCAGTTCGCGAGCGGGGTGGCCGGCAGCAACGTCAACATCGACAGCTCAAGCTGGGGAATGCTGATTCAGGCATGAAGCTCGGCAGCACCGGCCCTGATGTCGTGCGCTGGCAGCAGTCGCTGATCGTGCGCCGTAGAGGATCGATGCTGACCATCGGCGACACTGGAACCCAAACAACCGTGATTCGGAGATCTAACCATGCGTATCCCTATCGTTCCTGTCATTGCTGCATGCGCGGCTCTGGCTGGCTGCGCGCACGCCACGACTCCAAGACCGCTGCCGCACAACACGCCACGACCCGCGCCGCACTCGGGCATCTTGTGGACCGACGACATCCAGAACAGCTGCGGCGAGGCTCCTTACGGCTTCAGTCAGATCCAGCTCGAGCGACCCATCGGCCAGGCGGTCGGCGGCAACGACGAGGTGGACTTGTACCGCGTCGACGACCCGCTCGGAGGCCCCGGCTTCGCGCTCAAGCACATCGCCACATTCGACAACAACGGCGGCAGCCGCTCGCAGGCGGGCATCTACAGCTTTGCCAACGCCACCTTCGACGAACTGGTCAGGAGCGCCACGGGTGTCTACATCGCGGCCGAGTGGTACTTCCCCGAGGTCATCAACGCCCACAGCAGCACAGACAGCAACCCCTGGATCAACCTGTGGGACTTCCACTCAGTCTCTAACTCCGAGCGCTGGCACACGCAGCCGGGCCTGATGCTGGCCGAGGACGGCAGCATGCGCGTCAAGTGGAGCTGGACCGCGGTCAACCACGAAACCGACTGGTCTACCGTGACCCTGCCGGTGGGCGAGTGGTTCGACATCGAGATGCACTACACCTGGGGCAGCGAGAGCACCGGCTGCGCAGGAGGCACGACCGTGACGCTCTGGGTCAATGGCCAAAAGACCCTGGAGCAGAAGGGCGTCACGACGCGCGGCAACGGTCACGATTCTGTCGAGATGTATATGAAGTTCTATGGGTCGGCGAACAACGGCAACGACTGGCAGCCCAAGCCCTCGGTCAAGTACATGCGCAACGTGCGGATGTCCGACAAGCGCATCTGGCGCTAGCTCGTCATCAAGCGCCGGTTCCCCTTCTTGGCCTCGAGCACGTCAGCATAGTCGCGAAACTGCTCGGCAGCCTCAAGGTAACCTTCCGACTGCAGGCGCGCGGCGGCAATGCGAAGGGCCTGGATGTGTTCTTGGTCGCGCGCCACCACCACTCCCCAGATGACGAGCGCCGACAGACTCAACGCAACTATGAACACCACGAGAACCACCGCGACCGCGAACGCCCTCATGTCCTATCCAGCAGCTTGATGGCGATGTGCGCCTCGAGCCAACGCAACAGGCGCTGGGTTTCGACATCGAACTCGTCGAGCGTCAGCTTTCCCGAATCGACCTGCGCTGCAAGTGCATCGACCCAACGCTTGATGGATTCGACATCGGGCGCACCGTCCTCGTCATAGGGTGCGCGCACGACCATCCTCGCTGTTGGGATCGTAATACTTCCCGCGCTCGACGTTGCTCGCAAGCTCGCTCAGCCCCGCGTGCAGCAGGTGCTCGTACAGCGTTCGCTGCGCTCGGTCGTACGCGCAGGGGTGGCCGCTGCAGTACCTGCACGCTCGCGCTCGGGCGAGGATCGCGTCGCGCTTCGGGCTCGGCACTGCTGACTCGAGGTCGGCGAGCAGCATCAGCGTCGCTTGATCGTAGTCGGTCATCGGCTTGGCTCCGCTGACGTGCGCGAGTGGATCGGACATGGGCGCGGCTTGAGCGCCAGTTGCTGCGCCAGCGCTTCGAACTCGCAACCCCGGCATTCGCCCTCGTCGATCGGGTTGGTCCAGCGATACCCGTCCGCCTCAGCGACGAGCGTCTCGGTCGACTTGCATTCGCAGTCCACACGGCGCCGCGGGTCGCAGACCAGGAAGTAATGACGCGCGACGCCGGGGTGGTGGTTGTCCTCCTCGGCGCCGAGCAGGTCGAATGCCTGCAGCGCGAACGCGACGACCTCGTCATCAGCTCGACGGCTGCCGCTCTGCGAGATCGAGATGTGCCACTGCTGCCCGAGCTCGCCAGAGCCGTCCGGCAGCTCGGCCATGTCGAGGCTCGAGCACACGCGGACGCCCGATGGGTGCTGCCAGAGCCTCCCGATTTGGCTCGCCCCGCGCAGCACCCAGCGCCTGGAAAGCGGGCGCCGCTCAGCGTGCACGGGCTCGTCAGCCACGACCCGCCCCCGCTGCGCTGCGGTCGAGCGCGAGCACCCGATCGACCATCGCCTTCCATTGCTCGAGCAGCTCGGCGGTGACGCTCGACGGCAGTTGATCGCTGCGCGCGTCGAGCATCACGATCGGCTCGCCCAGCCCCGACGCGTATCCGTTGCCATCGATGACCCCGCGCGCGATCGGTTCGCGCTGCGGCCGCCACCTGCTTAGCTCGATGGAGCACACCGGCCCCATCACCACGAATCGACTGTGATCGGTGCGCACCTCGAAGCGCGCGCGGTGTTGCCCGATGCTGTGCCACTCATCGCCCATCGCAGATCCCCTTTCGCGTGAACAACGGTCTGAGGCGCGACGGTAAGCAGCAGAACATGCAACCGCAAGTTATGCAGAGCGGATCGCGCAACGCATGGCCAATACAGGCGTCGCGCACGGACCGAATCGCGAACGAGTAGCCAGCGCCGGCTGGGTGCAGCGGTCAGGTCGTGGGCACATCTTGCAACCCAGCAACCCGCGCGCGCCCCGACCGACAACCAGGGCATGCACTGGTTTCACCTCGGCCCGGGTCACTGTGTATTCGAACTCGACTACCGCGCCTCAAACGAGGTCGGAAAAGGTGAAGTGCCCGCCGGCGGCGACCTCGAGCTGCTGGTGTGGTGGGGCGGCGGCGAGCCGACACGCGCGGCGTGGGTCTGGTCGCAGACGGGGCGGGTGATGGGCTGGGCGGGGGTTGGGGAGGCTTGAGCGGGGCTGCCAGCGGCCGGCGCAGGGCCGGCCTCAAAAAAAGGTACGCTGATCGCTGCCCCCGCGCGTTGCGAGTTCGTCGAGCGACGAGGACAGCGTGACGTCGATGAGTTCAAGTGCAGCAGCGCGAGCCAGGGCCCCGCCCTGCAGGACTGCTGCCGCGAGACGCACCGCTGGAATCCCCGCGAGCACTGCGCTCGCGAATCGCACGAGCTCCCCCTGCGGCACAGCGTCGCCCCGTTCCACCGCGCGAAGGATGTCTCGCGCCAGCGCCTGAATCTGCCCAGGATCTGCCCATTGACCTGCAACTATTGGGAATGATTGCGTGACGATCTTCTTCCCATGCTGAACGTCGCGGGTTCGACCCCCGCTGCCCGCTCCGTCAATGATTTCAAAGACTTGACCCATCTCCGGCAGGGTCGAAATTGAGGCCGCCTGGGCAGATGTTTGGGCAGATTCGGACGCCCATTGCAGCACGTCGCCGGTCGCTGCGGCCGTCCGCTGCATGGCGCTGTCGAGCATATGCGCGTAGCGCTTCTCGGTGACCTTGGTCGAGCTGTGGCCGAGGTGCTTGCTCACCTCCTCGAGCGTCCACTTGCGGCCCCAGCTGCCTGACAGCAGGTGACTGGCGCAGGTGTCGCGCAGGTCGTGGAATCGTATCCGCGTGCGGATGCCGGCACGGTGCCACCACCCGATGCGCGAGAGCGTCTTCTCGTGGTGATGCTGCCAGCCCCAATCGTAGGATCGAGAGTATATGCCGCCCGGATGGTCGGCGCGCGGCGATGGGAACACCACGCCCTGGGTCGGCCGCCCCCGGTGCTCCCACCAGACGCGCAGCGCGCGCAGCGAGACGGGCAAGAGCACCTGCCAGCGCTTGCGCTTATTCTTCGTTTTGCCTCGGTAGCTGCGCGTGATCCACCACCCGCAGCGCTCCCACACGATGCGGTCCCACGTCATGCCGGCGAGCTCGCCCTTGCGCGGGCCTTGGTAGATGGCGAGCGTGAACACTGTGCGCTGTTCAAGCGGCAGGTCAGCGAACTGGAATAGCTGGGCCAGTTCCGTCTCGCTCAGGACACTCGGAGGGTCCTCCGGTTCGCCCCATTCCGGCAACGGGATGCCTTCAGCCGGATTGGTCTCGATCGCTCTGAGCGGCTTGATCGCGTACTGCATTGCGTTGCGAAGGTAGTTGAGCGCGTGCTTCGCGGTCTGATGACCGATGCACTTGGACAGCGTCTTGGTGATGCGCTTGCCGCCACGAACCCGGGTGCGCTTGCGCTTGTGCTTGGGCAGTGTCGCGACCCACGCCTCGATCTCGTTCGGCGCCAGAGTGGAGACCGGATCGTTGAAAAATGGGGCATCTGCAACGACGGTCGACCACGTCGACTTGATGGTGCGATAGCTGGGTAAGCTTTCGACTGACTTCAAGTACAACTCCCCCAGCGACTTCACGGTATGCGTGCCGCTGGCGCGTTCCCGCATCTCGAGCATTACAAGGTCGAGGACGTTATTGGCCTCTTCATCGCTGTCGAAGCGCCCGATCTTTTTCCCGCTCGGCAGGCGCGCCACGTGCTTGCCGCCGTCACGCGACACTGAGCCGGTGCCATACGCGCGCTTGCGCTTTTGCGGTTGTGCGGGTGTCTCCATCACGTAATCCCCAGTCGCTTCATGATTTTGCGTGCCTTGGCGCGTTCGATGTCAGTGGCTCTAGTGGTCGCAATGCGCGTTGTATGCTCGGCGATCGTTCGTGCGCGTTTGGCGCCCTGCTTACGCTTTGCGCGACACTCTCGCAATAGTTCCTGCAGCAGTGCTTCGACACGCGTGAGTCGTTCGCTCAGTTCGGCGTCCACAGGACCGTCTCCTGGGTACAGCGTGGTGATATTGACTGCGGGTTGACTGCGACTGCCGAATCGACTCGGGCTCGGTGCGGCGGACTTCGCACCACACCAGCATCGTGCAGATGAGCGACCGGATGAGTTCGCGCGTGGTGACCTCGCGGTCGACCGCTGCGTACTGCAACTCGCGCCACTCCGAGGGCGTCAGGCCGAGCTCGCGGCGCAGCTGGTCGAGGGTCATGGGGCGACCTCGCGCAGCCCCTCGTCGCGGGCGCGATTGAGCTCGACCATCAGATCGTGCGAGCCGCCGCTGTCGGGATGGCAGAGCGGCAGCCGGCGCTTGAACGCCTCGAGCACGTCGCGCTGGGTGATGGGCTGGCCGTTGAGGTGCAGGACGTCGCGCCAGCTACGAACCACGGTCGTGCTCTCGGGCAGGGCAGCGAACCCGGTGAACGCACGCTCAAGCAACTGCGTCGCACCCGAGCGGTCGATTGCACGCAGCGCGTCGATGGTCAGCCCTACTGCGCGAAGGTTGTCGCGGACGGTGCGCCAGCAGTCGCAGGCCATCACGCGGGGTTGGTTGTGCTGCGTCCAGTAGACTGCGATGCCGGGGTCGGTGGGCTCGCCCTGGTTGGCGTACGGCAACCCGTCCCGACGCAGCGCGATGTCGCTCGAGATCACCACGTCGACCCCGCCAAGCAGACGCACCGAGCGGAGCACCTCGTCGCGCGCTCGTGCGAACGAGACTTGATAGATGGACGCGCGTCGGTCGTCGCGGTGGGTGCGCGTCCACCCGACCGGCCAGCGCAGCGGGAATGCGTCGATGGTGCTCATCGCCGCCGCTCCTTGCGGTGCGCGTTCGCCGAAGGGCAATTCGCGAAATGCGAGGTGTACAGCTTGACGGCGGGGTGGGGCTGCACGACGCGCGCCACGCCGTCCTTGAGCTCGAGGTTGCCGCCGGGCTGTGGGTCCGGGTTCAGCGGGATGGCCTTGCCGCTGGCTGTCTTGGCCCAGATGATCCGCTGCTTGCATGACGAGCAGGCGCTCATGGCTGCCCCCGGTGCTTGTCGAGGATGCGGATCAGCTCTACGGCGTCAATGGGTAGCTCGATCAGCGCGTCGGACATCCACTCCTCGATCGCAAAGATCAACTCGGCCTTGCTGGCCTCCGCCTTCTCGGCGCGGGCTCGTTCCTTCGCGGATGCCTGTGCTGCGATACGCAGGCAGCGATCCGCCTCGTCCCGATCCGCCTCCGCCTTCTCGGCGCGCTCTTTGAAACCGAGGACGACGGCAGCGCCCGCTTCGCACTGGCGCTTCGCTCGCTCCCATGGCTCGACGATCCCTTTCAGGGCCTGGTGTTGCTTGTCGGCCAGCGCCTCGGCCTTCTCGACGACGTCCATGAACCTTTGCAAGGCGGCGGCTAGCGCGGCCTCATCGTTACCGTACAGCTCGCGCGCCATGCCCAACGCTTCCGCACTCGGCTCACCCATGGCCGGGCTCCTCGGGTTCGCGGTCGGGCTTACCCGCGGCGCAGTAGTAATGACCGCTCTCAGCGCACGTGCGTGACCCGCGGTCGAGCGTGCAGTTGACGCACCCGTACTCGACCTCGAGTCGCGCGTGCACCTCGGCGGGGGACGGTACCGCAGCGAGCGCAGCGGTCATCGCGTCGAGCATGGTCGTCGCGGGGGTGTAGCACTTCGACCCGTACGATGCGCTGGGCGAGTACCACGCCCAGCAGTTCGCGCTGTCAGTAGCGAAGCGCTGCACGCGAGCGCCGCTCGTGTGCGCGTACGCTTCGAGCATGTGCGCTGCGCGCGCGTCGACGAGCCACCCGTCAGGAAGCGCGACCGGGTCTGCGTCGAGATAGACCATCTCGCACTCGACGCATGCATGCGCTTGGCGGATGTCACCATCCGACACACGCACCGCGCATCGACGCTGCTCGCACGTGACGCCGCACGACGGGCATCGCGCCCGCTCGTACTTGCTGTCGATGCTGCTGCTGACTGTCTCGTTCATGGTGTCGTGTCTCCCTTGGGTTGTTGTGGCGGCGGCTGGCGGGCTTGCCACTCCGCGAACTCTCGATCCTGCTCAGCTGCTCGCAGCTCTTGCCGGCGCAGCAGCTCGCACACGGTCATGTCGCCGACCTCGGGCTGCAGCGCGTACAGCAGCCGGCCGGTTGCCTCGGCGTCGCCCAGCGAGCGGTGCGCGGCCGCGAGCGGGATGCCTCGCCTGGCGCACACGGCTGCGAGCTTGTGCCGACCAGCGCCGCGCACGAAGCGGTCGAGGTGGCGCACGACGACGAGCGGGTCGAGCCATGGCAGGTCACGGCGCAGCGCATGCTCGCGACGGTCCTCGGCCGCCAGGCGGTGCAGGATGGTGCGGTCGAACCCATGGTTGTATGCGCAGGGCACGGCGCGCGCGAGCAGACCGACTGCGATGAACTCCCACCACGCTTTGGTGAAGGTCGGGGCGCTCGCGACGTCTGCGTCGGTGATGCCGTGCACCGCAGTCGCGGCAGGCGGGATGGGGCACCCCGGATTGATCAGCGACGACCATCGCTGCACGGGGTGCCCCTGCTCGAATCGCACGACGCCAAGCTCGACCGGGTGGCAGCTCTCGGGGTCCGGGCCGGTCGTTTCAAAATCCAGGACAACTACCGGCCACGCGTACCACGGCCGAAGTTGCGCGCGCCTCACGCAGCGTGCTCCTCGTCAGTGGCGTCGTCGTCGCCGTACTCAAGCTCGAGATCCTCCTCGATGTCCCACGCGACGACTGACTGCGTGTAGCCCGGATAGTAGTCAGCGGCGATGCAGCCGCGCAGACGCTCGACCCACAGACGGATCGAGCGCTCACCCATATCAAGCGCGCGCTCGGTGAGCTGGTGCACCACGACCGGGTGCGGTGCGCTCGCTTCGACCGCGATGATGTACGCGTCGCGCTTGACCGCGATGCCAGCTGCTGCGCATGCCTGCAGGTAGAACGCCAGCTGCGCGTGGTACAGCATTCGACCCGCGTGACGTTGGAACAGCTCGGGTTCGGTGGTCGCGCTCGACTTGAGTTCGATGATGCAGTCAGCAGAGCGCACATCGGGGGTCGCTCGACACGCGAACCCGTGCAGCTCGGGACGCAGCGTCTGCTCGTACACCAGACCGGGAGCGTTGAGCAGCTGCGCAGCGACCGGGTCGGACCACACCGCTTCGACCATCCCCATCACCTGCTCGTACGCGCTCGACGTCAGGATCAGCTTGTCTGCGTGCTCGAGTTGAAACGCTTCCCACTGCTTGCCGCTGCGCACTTTGCCGGGGTAGCGCACGACCTCGCGCGTGCCCGTCAAGACGGCGTGAAACGCGCTGCCCTTTTCCATCGCTGCAGTGGGCGCTTCGATGCCTGCTGCGTCACGCGAGCGCGCTTCGAGGTAGTGCGCTGCCGAGCGCGCGAACTTCGACAGATGCCCGAAGCGCAGCGGGAAGCTCGCGCTGATGGTCAAGTTGGTCGGGTCGATGGGTTCAGTCATGCGCCACCTCGCTCTCGTCGGTTGACTCGTCATCAGCATCGTCGTCAGTGTCGTGCTCGCTGTGCTCGGCGTCGTCGTGCTCGGTCTCGGGTGCAGCTGCAGCGGTGGCCGAGCCGTTCGCGGGCCGCTTCGCTGCTGCGCTGGGCACCTGCGGCCGCACGCGAATGCAATCCATCTGCTTGCCTCCGAACTCGGTGGTCGTCGCGTACAGCGTGATCCGCTTCCCGACCCATTGACGGGTGTCGGTCCCGTACATCGCTGCGATCGTGCGACAGTTGGTTTTGTTCGCGGCGAACGCTTTCTCCTTGCCCGCGAAGGTGATGATCGGCTTCTTGGCCGTGCGGCCCTTCTCGCCGACCAGCTGGCCAGCCTTGACGCCTGCGATGGTCACGGTTGCGTCGCGCGGCAGATCCCATGCGCCCAAGTACTCGCTGTCGAACATCGTTCTGTAATCCATGCGTCGTTACTCCTCAGTCGGTTCGGTTGGTGTGGTTGGCCGTTGCAACACGACGTGCTGCAGCGGGTACTCTCGGGCGCACTTGGCGGCGCGCTGCGCGATCTGCATGGCCATCGTCGCGCGCATCTGACAGCTCACGCAGCCGCGCGCCTTGATGATGGCGGCGACCGCGCGCAGCTCGGCGAGCTCGCCCGCGTACGACTCGGTCTCGAGGCGCGTCACCATGGGATGTCGTCCTCGTATAGCGGCGACGGCAGCGGCCCATTGGGCAGCGCGCGCGTGGTGCAGCGCGGGCACGGCAGCAGATCGGGGATGCCGTCCTCGTCAGCCGAGCGCGGATCGACGACGACCTCGGTGTCGCCGCACTCCTCGCACAGCGGCGCGTCGTGGCGGCAACCGATCATCTGACGTGCCCCACGCTGGCGAGCGGGCTCTGCGACGCAGGTACGGCGGCGCGCAACTTGTCGTAGGCTTCGGCAGCAGTCGGCGCCTCGATGCGCTCGCAGGCGTCAGTGGTGAAATTGTGGCTGATGCTCCATGTGATGATGTTGCGACGGCCGCCGCGCTCGTTGGTGTGGTGAACGAGCACGCCCACGAAGAACGTCTGGTCGGGCAGCCATGCTTCGACGAGCGCGTGCAGTTCGGCAAACGAGATGGTTTTGCGCTCCATGATCAATACCCGAAGCGCATCTCGGCGCGGCGTGTTCGTTCATCCTCGGCGGCTGCTCGCTGCTGCGCGTGGTAGATGGCCAGCGTTCGCTTGTCGGTGGCGCTGGTGCAGGCGCGCTCGTCGACGACGGTCACGACGCGCTGGCCGTGGCACTGCTCGCACTGCACGTCATAGATGCCGCCGCGCCGGAAGTACTCGGCGCGCTCGTCGTCGTCGAACGACTCATTGAACTCGTCGCGCGTGTATGCGTGCTCGCCGATCGCCGGGTTCAGGTGCGTGCCGTGCCCTTCGCAGCGGTCGCAGACCTCGTGCTTGGCCGGCAGGTCATGGATGAGCTCGTCGCCGTCGCCATCGATCAATGTGAACTGGAAGCGGTGTGTCATTGGTTCCCCCCATGCAGTTGGTCAGTCGCGTGGTTGCTAACGGCTTCGCTGCACTGGCGGCAGAGACCGCAGTCCGCAGCGACGAGGTACTCGGCATACACGCTCGCGCGCGCAAGCTGCCGGCACACGTCAGGGTCGACGCTGCGCTCATGCACGGGCGTGCGGAGCCACAACGCGAGCGCCTCAAAGATCTGCGCGTCGTAGCGGGCGCGATCGGCTGTCGACGTCATGAAGCGCTCGCGCTCGCAGCACTTGCAGGGATGCGCAGGGCGCTCGTCAGCGCTCAGCGCGGGTTGAACCGGGACGGATGGGTGGACCATGCCGGTGAGCATCCCACGCAACCCAGGTTGCGTAAAGTGCGCACCCATCAAAGGCCATCTTTGGCTCAAAAAAAAGTGCGTACCAGGGGCGGTCGCCTGCAACATTTGTTGCAGCACATGCGAATTTTGCCGCGTTGATGGCGTTTTATGCGGTCTGCGCCGAACGCGCGCGAAGGCTCGCCAATACGGCCAGCATGCCCGCCAGGTCGTCGGGCGTCGGCACGTACTCGACCGGCCAGCGCCACGTCGCCACCCATATCGCGAGCGTGTCGAGCTGCGCTTCGGTGGCGCCGCGCGCACGCTCAGATGCCGCGAAGCGCCGGACCGCGTCATCGACTGAGCGAGCGTGCCTCATGTGCATGGTGCGGACCCTGTCACATGCGCAATGATGACACTAGAGACTAGATCGCACCAAGGGGCGTTGTGCGCGGCGACTCGCGCGCGTCAGAGGCGATGTGATCTATTTGCCGCGGGGCATCGCCAGCATTGCCCGATGTAGGTGCTGATAGACCTCGAGATTCGGCTCGGCGTCTGCAGGCAAGCGCGGTCGCAGCGTGCGCAGTGCCTCGACCATCCACTGCGGCGTGATCTTGGCGTAGGGGCTGCCCGCTAACCACGTAAGGAACTCACCAAACGCGGGATACGTGTCGAGGTCGTCGACAGTCTCGATGCCGAACGTGATGAACTCGGGCTCCGTCTGGTACAGCGCGGCAAGACCATTGAGGTTGTCCCTCGGGAACACGTCGCCGGATTCCCAGCGGGACACGGACGACTTCTCGACGCCGAGCTCGACCGCCACCTGCAGCTGCGTCAGGCCGCGCTTTTTGCGGAGCTCCCGGAGCCGCTCACCCCGTCGCGGATCGGCCTTTAGCGACATATGCAGGCGTCGATGTTGCATCATCTGCGGTGTAGCCGTAAACAGCATGAAATGCGTCCCATGCCAACCCCTTTTGGCTATGTGTCTCACGAAACGATGTCGAGTTGGAGATCCGCGATTGACAGAGTTGCGCAATCTGCGCACCCTCTTCTTCCAACATGGACCACGTCCACACTCGCTTTCGATTCGCGCGTGAAGCACGCGGTCTGACGCAGGCCGCCGTCGCGCGTCACTTCGGCGTCGACAAGGGCACCGTGTGTCGATGGGACACGGGCGCAACGAAGCTGAACCTCGAGCTGCTGCGCCAGGCGGCGGCGCTGTTTGAATGCGATCGCGTCTGGCTCGCGTTCGGCGATGGCCAGCCGCCAAAGGTCATTGCCAATAGACCACCGCCCAACAAGACACGCGCACCGCGCAAGGCATCGTAACGACCGCAACACCACATCACGACACCAGCGTCGCAGTTCCGGGCGCCTTTGACGAAAGGGAAGGGATCGGAATGGCTAGCAACATCGTGATTCGAGAGCTCGCCTGCAAGCTGACCGCTGACGAGCTGCTGCAGCGCGGCGATGCGATGGCCGACTGCGAGATGGTCATCGACAAGCTGAAGGACAAGCGCAGCAAGCTCAGCAAGAAGATCGGTGAGAAGCGCAAGGAGCGGTTCGACCTCGCGGAGATGATCGAGCGCGGCGAGGAGACACGCGAGGTCAACTGCGAGTGGCGCGAGGACTTCGCCAAGAACGTCAAGCGGCTGATCCGTCGAGACACCGGCGACGAGGTCGAGCAAGTCACGATGACCGCTGCGGAGCGGCAGTTGATGATCGAGTCGCCGGTGCCTGGTCGCGACGACACCATCGACCTCGATGATGTGCCCGACGATGACGACGATGACGATGACGATCCCGACGACGACAGCGATGCTGCTGTCGAGGAACCCGCACCGACATCCGCGCAGCGCAAACCCAGGGGCCGACCGCGTCAGCAGCAGCCGAGCGCGTAGGGGGCTCCGTTTGTGCGACCACGCATCCGCACTATAAAACCCGAGTTTTTTGTGCACGAGGGTCTGTACGATCTCGAGCACGAAACGAAGCTGCCAGTGCGAGTGGCGTTCGCCGGGCTGTGGTGCGTCGCTGATCGCGAAGGTCGTTTCGTCTGGCGACCACGCACGCTCAAGGTTGCGATCTTGCCGCACGACGTCGTCGAGTTCGACGCTGTGCTCGATGCGCTCGAACGAGGTCGGTTCGTCAGGCGGTACGAGGTCGACGGGGTGCAGTACGGGGTGATCGATACGCTCAAAATCCATCAAGTGATCAACCAGCGCGAGGCTGCGTCAGCCATCCCGGCACCTCCCGCACCGGAATGCACAGACGCGCACGTGCATTCGGATGCGACGCACGTGCACGCACGTGGGGAAGGGAAGGGAAGGGAACTGGAAGGGAAGGGAAGCGGTGGGCCCGCGTGTGCGATCCCTCTGCGCCTACCCACGGGCCCGGCCACCACCCCCACCGCTGCTGCTACTGCCGCCGTGAGTTCTTCGAACGGAGCGAACCGAGCAGCTCAGAGCGTGACGGCAGAGCAAGTCGCTCACGCATGGGCGGCAACACTCGCGCGAGCGAACCCAGGTGCGCTGCACGCGCTCGACTCGTGGCGAAAGAAGTTCGAGACGATCGCAGCAGCGTGCAACGCGGTCGAAGGCCACGCAGCAGTCGCGATGCATGCGGTGATCGAGTGGTTCTGGTTCGCACCTGATGGCCCGTTGCAACGCGGTCGACTCACGCGCGTCACGGCGACGCCGGAACAACTCGCTCGAGGCGTCACCCGCGACCTCGACGCTGCGCAAGCATGGTGGTTCAAGCAACGCGACTCGAGACCACGCGAGGCGGTGCAATGAGCGAGTGCACGGACATGCGCGCTGCATGGGCGCTGATGGCTCGAGCGCGACCGCAGCTCACTGCGAGCGAGTTGCTGCGGATCGGCATCGCGTTCTCGCTGCACCGCCGTGAGGCTGCCGAGCTTGCAGCAGGGCTGAGCGAGCTTCCCGATGCCGAGCTGGCGCAGCGGTTGCTCGTCATCGCTCGAGGCATGGGTGGCTTGGGAGGTATCGAATCGTGACCGACCGCGAACGAGCACGGCTCACCGACGAAGCGCTCGAGCGCAGCTACATCGCAGCGCTGTGGAACGACGATGCGCCAACGGTTCGCAAGCACCTCAGCTCACCGCAGCGCCTCGACCCGCTCGACTGCTGGTCTCGACAGCACGGTCAGATCCTCGCGGCAGTGCACGAGCTTGCAGCGGCTGGCGCCGAGATCAGCCCGCTGACGATCCGCGATGCGTTCGATTCGCGAGGTGCAACTGCGCAGGTCGACGCGCTCGACGAGATCTTTGCCAAGCATGAGCCGCGCCCCGATTCGCTCGGGAGCATGGCACAGCGGCTCACGCAGCTTGGTCACCTGCGCCGTGTGCGCAGCAACCTCGCCCAAGCGCTCGAGTCGTGCGAGCAGCAGAACCTCGAGGGCGCGATCGAGCACGCGCGTGACGCGGTCGGCGAAGAACCACGCGGTCAGGTCGAGGTCGAAGCGTTGCACGCATCAGCGATCGCCGCGGTCGACGGTGCGCGCAGGGCAGAGCTGGGCATCGGTCAGGTCGTACCCACGGGCTTTCCGCTGCTCGACAACACGCTGCGCGGCTTCATGGCGGCCAGCCTGACGATCATCGGCGGCCGCACTGGTGCCGGCAAAAGCAGCCTGATGCTCGCGATGGCGCTCAAGCAGGCGCGCATGGGCGTGCAAGCCGGCATCGTCTCGCTCGAAGATCCGCGCACGCTGTGGGGTGCTCGTGCAATCGCGCATGTGTCGGGGATCCCGAGCGACGAGCTGCTTGCCCAACAGCTC